AAGCGCCCATAGCCTTGAGATCTTTCATTTCTTTTTCTCCTTTGGCTTTACCTTTTGGATTGGCTCGACCACTGGATATTCTCCATCATAAGCAGCTAATCGAGCGCGAGCGAAACCAACAATCTCCTTGCCGATGAAGCGTTGCTTGAGCATGACCATTCCGCCGTTGCGTTGATCTCCATCGCCCGAAGTGTTGCCCTCGACGCAGAGCACGCTTGATGTGCCTACCTTGACAACAATTCCAATGTGACTAATTCTGTCCACGCCATCATGTGGAAAGTCCATGAAGCAGAGATCTCCCAGTTGCGGACTATTGTCAATCCATCGTCCCAATTCTTTCATTTTGTGTGCGCCCATAGCCGTTGAAACCATTGAAGGAATCTTGACTTTTGCCTGGTCGAAACACCAATTGACGAAAGAACCGCACCACGGCAATCCGTCCGCCTTTGTAAATTTGCCGTACTTTGTCAGATTCTCGCCAGTCTCGACTGTGCCAATTTCTGCTAGTGCGACTTCAATGATCCGAGCAGCTGTGCCGTCTGGATACATTAAAGCCCGAGAGCCTTCAAATCATCAGCAGTCAGACCAAGCGCAGCTAATTTCGCCTGTGCTGCTTCTTTGTCGGCTTTGGCTTTTGCTTCTTGAGATTTCATCAATTCGGCTTCTGCTTTGTCAGATTCAATCATGGCTAAATCTTCGGAAGTCAATGGCACTTGTTGAATTTCATCAGTTTCTACGTTGTGAATTGTCTTGAATAGTTTTGTCATTAGCTCACTCCATAAAGATAGATTGTACCACTTGTAAAATTGCCCGAACCTGGCTTGAATAACAATGAAGAAATTGCAGTAGTTTGATTATATGCAATTAGATTTGATTTGTAACTAAATTGCGTTGTGGTAGTTGTGTTGTTACCAAGAGATGTGGCATAAGCAAATTTCCAAGTATTTGCATTTGCATAATCTGGAATTGTTATATCAATTAAGGTCTGCGTGACGGCATTATCCAAACCATCATAAGTTATACTTCCAGAAGTTTGAGTAAAACTACCACTGACACCAGTTGTGTCAGTTGCCAATGAAAGATTTTGATGCCGATTTGCGGTTGTATCAGCGTTAAAACACATTTTTGTGTCCCAAGAATCAGTCGCGTTTAAAGGTAACTCAATAAAAATTCTTAGTAATTTGTAACTACCAGAAATAGAAGAAAGCGTGACACTTGCCCCAGTCAATGTAGTTGTGCTAAGCAAAGTCATTCCACCGCTTGAAGCCGTCGCCCATTTCATTCCAGTGGAAGCAGTTGAATCGGCAGTTAATACCTGGTTATTGGATCCTATGCCTAAACGCGCATAAGTTCCCGAACCTGTGGCCGGTACTAAATCGCCTTTAGTTGTCATGGTAGTTGCCATGTCGTTTGTAACTGTAACTGCTCCTGATGTACCACCGCCAGAGATTCCTGTGCCAGCAGTAACTGCAGTTATGTCACCAACGTCGTTAGTAATCCAAGTAAACGCCATGTCGGTCGCGCTTGTCTTTGACAAGATTTGACCAGTTGTGCCGCCTTTTAGCTGCGCCATTGATGTATCAACAGCCTGGCCGAATGTGTTGAAATCAGCCGGAAGATTCGTGACCAGAGATGTACTGGTCGGCATCACCCAGCCGAAGTTTGTTGTTGGATTTGCCATCGTTTCTCCTTAATTCACGACTAACGCGTGTGCGTAGTCAAGTGTGCCAGATAGTGTGTTGAATAATTCGGCGACACTTACATCTTGCCACGCCATCGCCTGGAGTGAAAACGGCAGTGGCGACATGATGAGAGTGACCGAAAGTTCATTGTAGGAGGCCTGGAATCGCCAGCCCTCGACGAAGCCCAGGAAGTTTCCTGATTGCATATTGACCGGAAGATTTGCCAACGAAATCGGTTGACCCATAAAGACGTTTATTAGAGAATCGCGATCTCCATCGTCTAATTCTGGATTAGTCAATGCGAACGTGATTGTCTCCAGGAATGCTTGAGGTTGTGCTCTGAGTGTTAGATAGAAATTGGCCTGTGATGTGGCATCGACCGCGTGATTGAGCGAAGTCGTGATTTGCTGAGCCAGTTTTCCATAGAGTGCGATGGAGGCGCTATCGGTTGCCGTCTCTGTTCCAGACTTCCAGACTATTGAAACGTCGTTGCGAATATCTCCGGCTTTTGTCTGGATTTTAATTCCACGACCTAGAGCCTGATTCGCATCAAGTTCGGTGTATCCGTACGTGGCTAAATAAGTTGAACGATGAGTCGAATCTGCATAGGAGATCTGACCCTGTGCATTCTCGTAAATATAACCAAGTCCGGAAGTTGCAAGGTCGGCCACAAGATTCCAGGTGATTGTCTGACTGGATCCGCGATTGGCTAATTCATAATTGCCTGGACGATCTATCTCTCCCAGGCCAGTATTTTGAGCATCAGCCCACGTTTCAGTCGCTGGTACATAAGTCGCCCAAGTAAGAGCTGGTGGAACCTCTGACCAGTTATTGACCAGTAAATCTTGGAGGATTGTGTAAATCTGGTCGCCGTCATAATCGACTGAAAGCACGCCATCAGTTAAGGCCTTTTGAAGCCTTGCAAGTGCTCCCAGAGCCGTGATTGTTATCTCCTGAGTGATTGCCACTGAACCGGCCTGTGAAACTGTCACGGCCACGTCCACGATGCTTCCGCCGAAGATTGGGACGAATGTGCCAGAAGTGTCTTTGACCTGGATTGAAACTGCGTCATTGATTTCGGCAGTAATTGCCCCAAGATTGAGATTGATGAGATTGATTGTGCAATATCCGGCTTGGGCTTGCGTGTAGATATTTGTGCGCCCTGATGAAATTGAAAGATTGGCTAGAACGACGTCGGTGTACTCAACGCCTTCAATTGTTACGAGCCAGACTGGCGCCCATTGAGTCATCAGATTGCCTGGAGTGCGCCGGCTCCGCCAGTGCCACGATAGAAGGAATCATTGAGCACGTTGATGATTGTGCGAGCCGTACCTTCGGCATCAATTGCTCCATTGACTGTCAGACTGATCCGTGCAGCGTTTTGAGAATCTGTGAATCCTCCACCGCCTTGAGCAGCTAAACGAGCAGCATTCTGTGAATCGGTAAAGCCGCCTGAAACCATGTCTGCACCGGAAACGACGGAAGAGACTCCGCTGCTTGATGTTGTGGATCCTGTTCCTGTCGATGATGAAACTGATGGAACGGAAATTGTTGGCACTGATATTGAAGCCGATGGACTCTTAGGAATGCTGACGCTTGGGACGCTAATTGAAGGAGCCGAAATCTGTGAAACGTTTGGCAAGAATGGAATTGAGTTGTAAACACGAATGAGAGCATTGATTCCGGAAACTGCTCCAGCAATCAATGCGTTCAATCCAGAAATGACCGCCCCGATGACGTTAATGATTCCACCGGCAATTTCGCCGACAACCTTGAAGGCTCCGCCCAAGACAGTGACCAGAACCGGCACCACATATTTCTGAATGAAATCAATGAACGTCATGAACGTTTCTTTGTTCTTTTCAATTGCGTCAGTGATTGGCTTGAAGAAGTCCGCGAATGAACCAAGAGCCGGAACGACCTTATTGACGATGAATTCCACTAGTTGCTGAATGATTGGTAGCAACTTATATCCGATAGTTTCTTTTGCTTCATCGAATGTGACTTTTAATCGCTCTAGGCGTCCAGCGTATGTTTCAGCATTTGCCGCAGCTGCGCCACCGAAGAGATCCGTCAGTTTTGATTGGACGTCAGTGAATGACATCGTTTTTAATTCAGCAGAAGATAATCCAATTCCTAGTTTTCCAAGTGCAGCAGTATTTCCATCGTATGCTTTACCAATTGCATTAGCGACGGCTTCAAGTGGCTTGCCTGTTGATGTTGAGACGTCGAGTGCAACCGAAAGAAGATCCTGAGCCTTGCTCAAATCTCCAGTCGAAAGCGCGATGCGCTGCAAGGCCGGACGCAACTTTTCATCGCTCACGCCCGTTGCCAGAGACATCTTGAGAATCTGATCCTCGGTCGCTTTGATTTGTGCTTCTGTTGCACCGGTTGCATTTCGAAGAGCGTTGGCTAGTTTGACCTGCGCTGCTTCATCTTCAATCGCCGCCTTGACTCCATCGACTGCCAACGTGACTGCATAAGCAGCAGCAGCAGC